CTCGTCGGGTGGATCGAGTGGAGGAATCTGCCCTCCTCTTCCGCCACTTGAAACACTAGCAACCGTACTTGCCGTTTCTGAGGCAATTCGATCAACGTCACGATCAGGCATCGTGAAGTTGACAGAACTGGGCCTCTGAGCCTCGACGGCAGGACGAATTGAAATCGACGCATTGCCAGATCGGTCGTTGTTCTGGATTTCGCCAGTATCGTACCCCATTGATGCGAGGTGTTGCTTTGCAAAGTTTAGCTTTGCATTTGCTTTTTGATCTCCTGCTCCTGCACTAAATGTTGAATATGAGCCTACGGCAACAGACTGTTCGATATTGTTAATCAGAGCCGCTGCGATGGATGATTTCAGCGTGTCGCTAATATCGCCATAGTGTTGGAAGAGTTGATTCAGTGATGAGTTATCAAAACTCTGTTCAGTAGGAGCAGCCGGAGTCTGTTTAGGCTGAGGAGACGCAGTTCCATTTAATGGAAGCGATCCAGTTCCAGCAGATGGCCTCGTGCGAGAACCCGACAGTGTTCTGCGAATCTGGGAAGTCAGCGTTGGTATAGACTCAGCAGCAACGGAACTCGTGATCTGCTGGGCTATCCCATCGGTTACGTCACTGACGTTATCCTGAAAGTTTGCTGCCGTACCAATGATGGCTCGGCTCATGTCGCTGATCAGGTCGGAGATAGGGTCTCTCAATGGGCGGCGTGCCATTTACTTACCCTTCTTTTTCTTGCTGGCGGAGACTGCTCGATTCACTGTTGCCTCGTTTTCGTACAGTTGCTCGAAGTACTCTTTGCTGATGTTGCCGCCGAGTGCTATCCCGATCCCCTGAGCTATGGCCATTGCCTGCCATGCCTGCACACGCTCAAGGTTTAGATAGATTCCGAATCGTCGTTCGTGCTCGGTTCTGGCGTCGAGTCGTCCAAGGCAGTCGCTTCCGTAAGTGGATGCAAGGTCTGCGTCAGATCGCCACTTTTTTTTTGAAACCCGGAATACGCCATGAACGCTTTCAGCAGATCAAGGCATTCCAATTCCGTTAGCCCTGCGTCTTCCGGAGTCTTCAGACCGAACACCTGACGCACGATCCCAGCAACCTTACCAATGAGATTGTCACGCAATGCGTCAACCTTCATCAGTTTGAAGTCTTCCTCTCGGAAGTCCTCGTTCTGCTGGAGAGAACGCCAGAGTACCATCGGATCAGCTAATGTGATCCGATGGCCATTCCAGTATCGAAAGACAAACCGGCTGCGGTTAAACAGCCAGCGTCGAAAGAAATTCATCATGGGGCAGTTTCAGCAGTCTGAGTTGTGGCGGCGTAGGTGGCCAGATTCGTAACAAGGTGATTGTTCTCAAGGAACAGGTACGTCTTTCCGTCGCCGGACTGAGTCGTATCAGTCGTGAACGGTGTGGCTTCGATATCGAAATCCCATACGGTATTCTTGGAACCGACCGGGAACCGTACCGGGCCTGAGTACCAGCAGTTGGGATAGTTCAGGTTCGTGGCAATCGTTGGTGCTGCTGCGTCCGCTGCGGTTGCAGCAGTATCAGCAGCCCCAATCAGCAAGATCTGAAATGCTCGCTTACCGCAGGACAATAGCCCGCCGATATTCTGTAGCGTTCCAGCGGCTCCGGTCGTCCAGTTGACAGACGACTGACCTTCACGCATTCTCTTCACGACAGCCATGCTGTATTCAGCAAGTGACAGGCTAATGCGTGCCGTCTTTCCCATGAACTGCCGATCAACAGGTGGCCCTGCTGTTCCGCCGTACTGATCGGAGTGGATTGGATTGGTGAAGAATGTCTCTTCCATCTGCACGCCTTCCGTGGTGTAACCAAGGTTGACGAATCCGTTACTGTCTCGAAGATTGATTTTGACCAGCACTGGGCCGGACACGTAGGGGCAAAACTGACCAGTCATAGCGGCAATTCCTTATGGATATTTTCGGCTTGGGAAGTATTTCGCCCGGTCACGCCAGAGGTTACGTTCGTTCCACTCCGCGATGGATGGGCCTTCGTTGTTGACGGCTCCGGCTCCTGCGGCTGCTGGCTCGTCTCCAGTGATGACGGAATTCCCGTCCTGCAAGTCCTTAATGTGACCCTTGCGTATGTCTTCGTAGAATTTAAGAACATCCGGATTCGTCGTGGCTCGCCTGCGGAACAGGTGAACCATCGCGATTTCACAGATGATGCGTTTGAGGTATTCGAGGTCGGTGCCTGTCAGTGCAGCCAGTTGGGCGGCTTCATATCTGCCGCCCTTCCTGAGTGCTGCAATGACTTCACCTTCAGCATCATCCAGAGCCGTTTCAACACGGGCATTTGACGACACGTCAACAGTCGTACTGTCGCTGGAGTCATCCACGACAAGCTGTTGGATGTCGCGTTCGTCAAACCGTTTGACAAGGTCGTCTGCTGCTGCGTATGTCGGCATTAGGAGGATTCCAGATCGAGTGCATGAGATGGCTTGTTCATAGGCTCATGAGACAAGGATCACCGCCCTTCTGGGTTCAAAAGAGTATTCACTGATTCGCCAGGCGGGTTCAGTGTGGACCTTCATGCAATCTGCCACTGGCACACTGCTGATTCAAAGCAGTGGTCAGCCGGGGAGGCTTCCGACTGACCACTGTGAACATGGCATAAGCCATGATGATTTAGACAGCGTTCTGGAACAGGATCGCACCTTCAGGGCCTGTCAGCGTGTAGTTGTAGTCCTCCACGATGCGGCCAGATGTGCGGCGGTTGTCCTTGTCCTTCTTGGTTTCCGTGCTCATTTCCTCGAACATGAAACCAGTGATAGCACTGAAGTTCGGGGCACCGTAAGTACCTTCGAGTGAACCAGGACGTGCGACGATGAACGGCGTAGCGGTTGGCAACACTGAGCTTGTGGCTCGGGTCGCTCGCTTGCGGTTCGTCCGGCGTCGGGTCGTTTCCACAACCAGATTCAAACCGTACAGCTTGCTTGGCAAACCGAAGTTGACGTTCTGATTGCTGGTCTTCAGTTCGCCGCGAACCTGTGCCAGTGCATCAGGTGAACCCTTGATGTACTCGACGATCTCCTGACACTCAGCCAACTGTCGGGCCAATGTGGAGTTGATCACGAGATACAGGTCGTCGATCTCGACGGCAGCCAGAGTCGTGTCCAGAATCTGGTCACGGGCAATGTTCAGGGAACGCTTGATGTCCTGACGATTGCTGGTTGACGCAGCCCATGTGCCGGTATTTCCGGACATTGCTGAGATGTCCATGACGTGAGCACTGATATGGTTGCCAGTGGTCAGTACAGCCTTGAGTGCCAGCATCGTGCGGACAGTCATTGCCTTCTGTGCCATCGTAGCCGCGTGCTGTGCCACGATATCCCAAGTCGCCTGCTGAACAGCCAGGTCACCCAGCGTGAACGGGTAAACTCGGCGTGCGGTCAGGAAGGACTTGTATTCGTGTTCACGAGTGTTGTCGCGGCCACCGGGAGCGTTCTCCCCGTCGTTCCACAGGTACTCAAGTGCATCATCGCTGATGACTCGGCCAGCTTCATCGAAGTTGCTAGCCATGTAGTAGCCAGTACGGTTTGGAGCCGTCTGGATTTTTGTGTACTGATTCACGGCAAACTTTTTAGGGTTGCGTGAATAGTCAACAACCATTTTACCCGAAGCCTCGTGGCTTGGGACGAAGGTGTTATTACCACCTGGAAGAACAGCGACCATTTTGTGAATCCTTTCACAGTTGTTTCAATTGCCTGGTTGGATGGGCAATTATACGGAAATATAGCCAACCATGATGCGGACGGGGATGGTTTCACCGGCAGAACCGGTTGCCAACGCATAGGCTCCGTAGCAGTCCTTGTCAGTGCTGGCAACAACGCCTGCTCCTGCTGAGTCTGCTTTCAGGAGTGCCCCAAAGGTTGCACCACCTGTGCCAAGAATCAGAAGAACTGGGCGGTCTTCCTGCTGGCCGTCTCCAGCCAGGTAGAGGCTGGCCGGATTGCCGCTTGTGGCAGACAATTCCGTATAACCCGGCAGAGGTGCTGACTCAGAATATTCTGCAGAAACCCCAATAGGACGTTCGCCAACACCTGCTTCCGCGACGGTGTTCGTTCCAGATGCCTTTACAAACCGGCTAACCCGGATGTCGGCTGATGCCTTGTACATTTGTGAATCCTTTCACAGTGTGTTTTCGATGTATGAATCTCGGCGCTGATTTCAGCGCCGGGGAATTAACCAGCTACGTTCTTGCCGGTTTTCTTGTCTGACATATAGCGGTCACGGGCTGCCCCGTAGCCAAGACCTTCACGAAGTGCGTACTTTGCCACTTCCTGAGCATCTCCTGCTGTTAGTTCGTCGATGCCGGAACCTTCTGGAAGTTCAGCCATCTTGCCGACGCCTGCAATCGTGGAGAAGTCCGCTACGGCAGTTGGGGATTTGCGGTAGTGTTCTCGGATCGTCTCGACCTGAGAATCGAACTGCTCATCGGATGCGGTCGTGGCTCGTGCCAGTTCCTTGTCCAGATTCAGTTCAAAGCCTTCAGCCTTGAGGCCAGATAGCTTGCTGTAACGCTCTGAACCAACCAGCTTGGCTTTCAGAGACTTGTTCTCGGCTTCCATTGCTTCCATGCGTGTTTCCAGTCCCTGAAGTCCAGCAGACTTGGAATACTTTTCGTTGTCGTCAGCCATTGGTTTTCCTTTATCAAATGGCGGTTTATTCGGAGTGCCTCCGGCGTCCTGCTTAGGTGGCATCTGTGTCGGTGCTCCTGCACCCATATCTGAACCAGCATCAGGCGGCGTCATGCCTCCGGGCTGGGGTTGTCCCTGCATTGCTGCTGGATCTTGACCGGGCATTCCCGGCATTCCTCCCGGTTGTGTATCCGGGTCATCCACTGGCATATCAGCCATTTCAGGCGGCTGGTGGATCATTGGATTCACTGAGCCAGATTTCCCGTCTTCTTCCATCTTCGCGATGAGATACTGGAACGGTGCCGTCTGGAAGATTGCCTGACAGATCTGCTCAACGGCACTCTGTGGCATGTTGTTCATCTCGGAGTCTTCGCCGTAACGGTCCTTGTCGTCTGATCCGACATGCTTCGGCAGAACAACACTATTGCCACCGGGTAAAGCCATTTCGTAACGCTCCACTTCAATGGTGTTTCCATGCTCATCCAGACGATTGCAATACTTCGTCGATGAAACGAATTTGCTGTACCGGGCTGGTGGCAGATCCAATCGAGGTACTTCAGTCTGAAGTACCGCAATCGGGTAAAATGTTCGCGAGTGAACGTCCGGCAGCGGAAGAATCTCAACGCTACGCCCGACGCTGTATTTCATAAGTTCTGAGCGGTCTTTGCGGTGGAATTCATCCGTAAAGATAGCCCACTTAGGTTTCTTGTTGCCGACCATGCCAAGTCGGTACGATCCAGTGAATCCCAGCACTTCCGGCTGTGGATCTTTAGGATTCTCGGACGTGTGCCCCAATGTCAACGGGCAGCACTTGCCGACTTCCGTCAGTTGGTCGTTCATGTTCTTGCAGATAGACGCTAGTGCATACTTGTCGTATGTCACGCCCTTGCGAGTCGTGCCGTTACCCAACTTCTGAGCGGGGACCGTATGTTCTTTGAAGACGCAGACGTTTCGCAGTTCTTTGAACTCTTCCGCTTTGTGATAGCGTCGAGCCTCGACTGCTTCTGGTTCGCCGGTTGCGTGTCGCCAGATCTCGAAACACTTCCGATTCCGTTCATCAGTGTTCGTGATCTCAGACGCTGCGTCTTCGTGGAAGCGAAGTGCAAAATCTGGTTGGCTTTCCCCGTCCTTGGGTTTTAGGTGCATAGCGTCCTGCCTTGACCTTAAAAATGCCCAGTCCGTTGGGCAATTTACAAATTGTCGGATATGCAGGGAGAACTGTCAATCAGGCAGACTGCGATAATGGCAGCAACTACGAAAAAAGGCAGACACCTTTCGATGCCTGCCTGTGTCGGCGCTGAAATCAGCGCCGGGATTAGTTCTCTGAGTGTCGATTGAGTTCTTTCATGCGTGCGTCCACCAGTTTAATGATGGCCCCGTCGATACCCTCGAAGATTGTACGGTCAAGGTTCTCGATGACGTTGGTAGCTCTGGCAAGGCTAATGGCGACGAGTCGTGAGTTAATCTCAGTCTTTCCCCAGCACTCTTTGCAGACGGGGACCATCGTTGTGTTATCGGGCATGCGTGGCGAACGCCATGATCCGCAGATGCTGCCAACATGTTTTCCAGATGCCATGACTACCTGCCTCGATTTGGTCGTTGTGATCCGCGATCCGGATTGCCGCGATTTGGTCCGGCTCCCTTATGTGGACGATACGGACCAACGACCTTGTCACGCAACTGTGAAACCACTGTCCGGCCAGATTTGGCCTCAGTCCGTTTGCGTCGTTTCAGAATCTGGATGCCGTTCACGATGACTGCACGTCTCGGGACGTAGCCACGAGAAATGGAATCCAGATAGTATTCGTACTGACTCCCAGCAACCGTGCCCCTGACTCGCAAATTATCCCAAACGAATCCACCCTTGGAATTTGCGGCCAAGAATTGCTGAAACAGTTTCGGATGCACGTTCTTATAACCATATGTCGGGCCTGATCCAAGGACGCCGCCGTTTCCCTGCTTTTGCAGGTACTTGACGAACAGCGTTGAAGCCAGGGGATTCTTCAGGTTCATCTGAAACCCGATGCTGTGGACGTTGCTGGATTTAACGGCGACCATTTCGCCAGTGAGTGCAGGGTCTGTCGTCCTGTATCGCCCTTTGAAGTTCCCTGTCCTGACTTCCACGATATTATTGTCCAGCAACCTCATCCCGTTCCACGTCTCTGGCTCGGAAGGAATGATCCTGCGTGGGGCGGCTGGCTCAACACGAGTGCCTCCAGCCTGCTCCGGCGTGCGTGAATCAGTGCCGAATATCTGTGGCGATAACTGCTCAATCAGATTAACGGACTGCTCAATCATGCCTGACAGGTCGCGTAGATTGCCTGTAAGGATGCTGCTGAGTAATCCACGGACTCGATTGGTGGACTTGCTGTCAGCCGTCGAGAACATATTTACCATGCTCTCGACGGCCTTCCGTGCTCCGCTATGAACGCTAATCACGTTCCTCTGTGCGTCATTCTCCAGCTTCTGGAGTTGCCGGTCGAGTTCGCGGTTTTCTCCTTGCAGGCTTTGTCTAAGCCTCCGAGTCTCGTTCATCAGTCGGACTCGGGCTGCTGCCTCCGTCATCTTCGATAGCTTCTGGATCGCTTTCAGGCTGTCCTGAATCCGCTGGCGGTTCTGTTGCGTCTGGTTGAACTTCGGGAATAACGGGCTGGCCATCGCTGAAATCCATTTCTGCAAAGTACGGCCTGAGTAACGCTTTAATAGCATCATCCCCGTCCGCCACTGCCTTAGACAGCGTGAATGTGGAAATGCTGAACGTCCTGATTTTACCAGTTATCTCCTGCACTGTGTAGACGGTAGCCACGGCAACGTCATCGAAGTGTGTGTCGATGCTGTGCAGTTCAATGCTACGCTCTGCCAGAATTGGTGCTGCGAACCAAGAGAGATTGATCATGTGCAATGCCTTTCGTTAGCCCCGATTACGGTGCTGTGTTGTGAATCCACGTAAACCACGGGACGGAAGATACTCCCCATTGGTCTGGGCAATAAGATCTGAATGTGATTTTGCGGAAGAAATTGTGGAACCAGTCATGAAATCGTCAGAAAAGCACAAATATCTTAAACTGTCCGCGCAATGATCCGCGCGTTTAAGGGGTGCTCTGGCGGGGTCGCGGGGATTGCGTCCAGCCTTGGCAGTTGGGTCTGATCCACGCATCCAGCGATAGGTTTTCATCTGCTGGACCAGCTTCGGGCAGTTGAACCGATGAATGAACAGCTTTGGCTCAAGTCTAATCTTTACCTTGCCCGTTGCTTCGTCGATTACTGGCCTGCCCATTGAGTCGTGAACCGGCACGGGTATCTGAGGCTTCAGCAGGTATTGCATGTGCTCGATGCCTTCAAGCACAGCGTTCTTGCCTCGCATCATGGAGATGTTTTCCACGTCAGGGACGTAAGAATTCAGCTTCATGGCAATACGCAGATTGTCAGGCGATGATGGGTCGCAATACGTTGTGCCGTACATCCGGTTGGTTTCTGGCCACTCCCATTTGTTGTAGACATCCACCAGATGATCGACGGTCGTTTTGCTCTGATCGTTGCTGACCTCTTCATCATAGATGAACCACTGGCCCAAACCGTTCTTGGCTCCCCATGTGCAGACGAAGTCGTTTTCTGGGCCTGCTCCCCAGTCGATCCCGCGTCGGTGATAACACTCTTTGATACGCGACCACATTTCATCGCCCATGCAGTGTGTCGCGATATTGAAGTCCTTGTAGATAACGCCTTCGTAAGTGCTGAACATGCCTTTCATTCTGGTTTCAAGCATGTCTTCCGGAACCATGCCGAAAAACTCCTCAAACCATCGCTTATCAACGTGTCCGGCCTCCATTGCGCACATTGTGTTCGCGTGGTAGACCTTCCAGTTTTTTGGCAGATATCTGAGTCCCGGCTGCTTCCCTGTTGGTGGCTCATAGCCACTCTCAATCATTTCCTCAAGCTCTTGACTCAAGTCTGCATCCACGGGCGTGAACTCGATCAGCTTTGAGCCGGGGAAGTTGTACTCACGGCAACCGCGTAGCACTTCTTCGAGAATGCCCCACGGAAACTGTTCGATGAATCCAAAGCCGCCTAATGATCGAGCCTGCATCTTCCCGCGTCCCTGTCGCCATGATTTGAATTCAAGGCTCCAGTTCTTGCCGGGCGATCCTTCAGGGCTTTTAAGCGGCACTCGGAATGGCTGGTTATTATTCCGGTTGTTCCAGTGGATTCGCGGCCAGTCTACGACATTGGACGGCAAGTGCCCCTGCTGGTTGAATTTCTCGTCCCACATTGATCCGATCTGTTCATACGTCTCAGCGATAACCCAGAACGGCGTATCACGTCGCGGAGGTGGTGTCTCCAGCACGAACCTGCAAATCTTCGCAATCAGGCAGGAAGTCGTTCCTGAACCGTTACCACCCGTAAGGAACAAACAGCCATCACCCTTACTCTCATAGAACGCTGTCTGTTCGTCGAAGCGTTCCGGCTGATCTGGGCGTGGCGTGAAGTGTAGATACGCCGGGAAGTCCCTTACTGACAATGTCTGTGACTCAGCAACCATCCTTGGTTATCCTGTTAAATGTTAATGCAGGCAGCGATATGGTTATCCGCTACTTGTTTTAGCTTCTCTTGTTCCATCGCGAGACCATCTTTAACCGCGCGACATTGCTGGAGCCAAACAACACAAGCCCGCAACCGTATTCGTCAGCGGGATCGTGTTCGGTCCGTCCGGTTCCGCAGCCAATATTCCACGGCTGCCCTTTCCCTGTGATCGGCTGGATTGCATGGGACTCCCGTCCGCATAGTGGACACGGTTTTAATTTTTCGCTCGCCATTTCCTTGCTCCTAAACAATTCCACAAAGGCAGAGAACAGTTATTCCGCTGCTACTGTTACCAGATCAGACACGTACAATCGCCGCGTTTTGTCGTCCAGTTTATTCCACGATTCATCGTCCATAACGCTGCCAGTGACACCAAGCCACGATTGCAAAACTCGCACGTCAGCAGCGCCGAACGGGGCTCGCAATTGATACTCCAGTTCTTTCGCCAGATCCGACTGCGTATTCCATTGTGCAACCAGAAAATCAAAATTCGCTTCCAGTATGTCCGCCCGCTGTCTCTGCCTCCATGCCTCGTCCCACGCGATGCCTTCCGGATACGGTCGCTTTGGATCAATGCTCACTGTTGCCTCCCCAATCGCGGTAGTGTGCTCCGCTGCTTGTTACGAATCAACACTCATAGTCAAAGTCACAGGTTTAACCATCCATTCAACGACTGTTGATCTTCCTTTAGGCTTCCGTGCCTGGACGAACTGCAACGCAGTCCGCTTTGTGGCAAACCACGGGAAACTGCCGTCGATTTTTGCGTAGGTCGGCACAACCAATCCAGTGTCTTTCCATCTCCAAAAGATTGCCCACGCTTTGAATTTGCGATCATTTGTTTCCATGTGTTTCTCCAATGTTTCTGAAAGCAGTGGAACGGAATTCCTCTAGCCTAGAACGGTACGTCATCGCCTGACGCTGCTGGTGCGTCATAGAACGACTGCTGCTTTGCTGGTGCTGTTTGCTGCCTCTGCTGGGCTTGCGGTACTTCCTGTCGTGCTGCTGGTCCCTCCACACCACCTGACGGGCCTCCGAGGAACTGCATATCATCGACGTTCAGCACAACCTTTGACCGCTTCTGCCCAGTAGCCTTGTCTTCCCAGTTCTCTTGCTTCAATCGGCCAGAGAACAGAACCTGCTTCCCCTTGGCCAGATACTGCCCAGCCAACTCGGCAGTATTACCCCACAAGACACATTCGAGGAACAGGACATCTTCCCGCTTCTCTCCCGCCTTGGTGGTGTACTTCTCGTTGATTGCCAGCGAGACGTTTGACACTGCTGAACCGCTCGGCGTGTACTTGATCTCCACGTCTCGTGTCAGTGTGCCGATGCCCGTGAACTGATTGAAATTAGCCATACTACTTGCCCCCTTCGATTACTTCTGGATACTGAGCCACAATGCCAAAATATGCGATATCGTAGGCAACACACTGCCCGCGATGGATTCCCTTGAGCCGGTCAAAATTAGCGTTTCTTTCCGCCTCTCCTGCGATAGCTCTGCTTTTTTTTAGGTCGTTTAGAACCTGCAATAGCCCCTGTCTTTCGAGGGGACTTAGCTCTGACGGGATTGTCTCCCGATTGCCAGATCTGCACCCTGATTGCTGGTCCTGATGCTCTATCTCGATTGTCTTGTCGGAAGTAGATTCCTGTGATGTATTCGGGGCCGTCATCGTGCCACCATCCCGAATCGACCATTGCGTCCTGTAATTGTTTCCATGATCCTCTGAATCCTGAGTCATAATCCCAAAGCTGCTGCCGCACTCCAAGAATGCGTGTCGCAACAACGAAGGTAGGTATCGGGAATGGTATCCGTTTGTAAGCGGAAAGTGTCTGAATGAACCGTTTTTTATCGGATACTGTCCGCCAAAGTGAATGCCCCTGACCGTCGTTTCGGTTAGCAAGCTCTATCGGCAACACAATGTCCAGCAGGCATGGCCCGACATCCATGTCAGACAAGATCATTCTCCGGTCGCCTTCGCAATGACCGCACGACACTCTTCGATCAAGCCTTGGCCGGGCGTGTATCCTACGTCGTACACTGCAACGATACGCCACAACACTGCCTCAACCTGATTAACTCGCTTCAGCAGGTCAGCAACTAATTGCAGGTGGTGACATAGTTCGCACACATGACCGACACTGATATCGCAGTGTTCACATGGATCTTCCGGATATGACTCCAGAAGTTTCTGAGCACGAACAGACACTGGAATTTTTTCACTCATGCTCTAGCCTCCATTTTCGCTCGTTGTACTTTGTAAAGTAGTTGTTGCTTCTGCCACGGTGGATCAGCGTTCTTGTCGTTCCAGTCCAGCATGGCCAGCAGTGCTTCTGATTCGCTTAAACCGGACTCGATCAGTTTGCAGGCTGCTCGGTAGGTTTCCTTGTCTCCTCCTGCACCTGCAATAGCTCTAATGCTCTGAATGTATTTGATGCCGTCCCGCACGTTGCCTTGCGGCAAGTTTTCCCCGTAGTTCCCCGATTGCAGCACACGTTCTGGTCGCCATTCAGGATTGAAGACAGGCAACTGGCTGAACGGGATAAGTTTTCCGCGAATGTTGCTGCTACAGACCAGGAATTGATACTGATGTCCGGCCCTGAAGCTGGGTGGTGCGACGACATACGACTTGTCTCCTTTTACGTCATACGAAAACCCGGAAGGGTCTTTGATGTGGCTATCCGATTTGATGTAAACTCCGGGATGCCGGTAGTAAAACTGCATCCCTCGTTTCGTCTTCACCCTGAGCGGTGTCGGCGTCTTCGTCTTCAGCCAACCGATGTACGATTCCTCAGAGTCACAGTCGGCAACAACAAGCCCGTTGAACTGTCCCGTCAGCAAGGCAATATTGCAACCCGGATACTTCCAATTCTGGAGAGGTTTTTCCATGTACTCACCCCACTGAATGACAGGCTTCTTGTCGGCGCCGATGGGGACGATAGTCAGCCCGATCGACAGATAGTAAGCCGCCACCGTGTTAAGCCTCTCCTGTAGGCCGTCCATGACCACTCCTTGCTTTGATCATCGCGTCAGCTAGGGCGTAGCAAGCAACCGCAACATCGTCTGTAGTTGGTGCCGATATCTTCACGAAGTCTGATTCACGTCCGGCCCACACTCCCGCAAGAGCCTGCCCTGCAAAGTAATCACGAATACTCATTCCGCCAGGGTTTCCGGGAAGTCTCCACACAAAGTCGTCTGGAAGATTCTGAGGAAATGCCGGTCCTGCGTCGTCTACGCTCACTTCTGAACTCCTTCGTTCTTACGGACGTGCGTCTGAATTAACGCACGCCAACTGTGTCGTGCGATACGATGGCTCGAATCTTATCGTTCATTTGCCATGAGTTTCCGGCCAGTGCGTCAATAATGCGTTTTGCTGTCTCGAATGGCACGTCGGGATTGATTCCGTTTTTCTTCATCAGCTTGCTTTGCTTGTAGCTGCAAAGCCCTTTTTCGCGTCGTTCGATCAGGGTCTTCATCATCGTTGATGCGTGACTGAAACTTATATCAGCCAGTCGTGCAGGCTCGACACCCATTCTGAGCAATGCGGACACCTGATTTTCGCTTGCTGGCTTTGCCTGTTTGGATGCTGAGATTCTTTCCGGAAGAGTGTCCCACCATCCGAATGGATCAATGGATTCTTCTTTGTATTTGACCTCTCTAGCCTTTAGCCACTCTCGTCGCTTTGCCTCCTCAATCTCCTTTCGCTTCTGCTCCTCAGCCTGAAGTTCCTCCTGTGCCCTCCGGATTAGCTCTTCTGTTGGCAACTCCTCATCAGAGTCTTCAGAAAGACGTTTAGCCCTATCGAGTACTTCGGCGGAATATGTGCCATCAAACAAGTTAACCGCCGTTATGAGCTTGTGGCGTCCAGCATTGCCCACATAGTCAAGTATCAGGCAGCATGGCTTTTCGGAAGCAGAAATTGTATTTTTTCGATCTTCGGCGGTCTCTTCCATTGGTGGCAATATTGGACGAGTGCCGCGTCCACACATTTGCACATACAACGCCCTGGACTTTGTCGGCCTCATTACAGCAACTATCTGGATGCCCGGATCATCATAGCCCTCGGTTGTCACGCCACAGTTGACAAGAAACTGAAATTGGCCAGTCTGATGCCGCTTGAATCGTGACTCTCGCTCATCTACCGGGGTATCTCCAAGGATGTATTCCGCAGACGCTGGCTTGTATCTGTTGATCAGTTCGCAAACCAACTTTGTGTGCGTCTTATCAACACAAAATATCAGCGTTCGTTTCTCTCCGGATAGCTCAACTGTCGGCAGAACCATTTCATGGAGAGTCTCTTCTGTAGCTAGAAGCTGCTCAAGATCTCGACCGTTAAGATCTCCGGCTGTTGTTCGGATGTTGCTGAAGTCAAGATGCTCACACGTGATCGACTTTTGCGTGATCGGCACAAGCCACCCGTTATCGATAGCCCACGGCATTTCGATATTGATCGCAATTGTCTGGTAGACCTGCCCCAAGGCACTATCGTCTGATCTGTCCGCTGTTGCGGTAAGCCCCAATAGCCTTGCGTTTTCGTTTCTACGGAACCACTTATAGACTCTCCTGTACGTGCTCGAAGTGCTGTGGTGTCCTTCGTCAGTGACGATCAGCCCAAATTCACTCGGCTTGAACTTTTGAAGCCTGCGAATCTTACCGCCAAGACAGAATGGGCAATCCGTATCAGTAGCAATTGTCCCTCTGTTTTCACATTTACTATCTTCGCATCCGTCGCCGTCGCATAGTGGACACGGGGCGAGGATGCCGCCAGTTCCGTCACACGTGCTGCACTTTCTTCCAGCCATTAACGACTGGATAGATGCGACAACAACATTAGAGTCGGACAGGAGGCCATATCGTTGAGCACGCTGGTCGGCCATTTCGATTTCTGGCTGTTGACCAGTTAGCTTTGCAATTCTTGCTGCGGCTTGCTCAATGAGTTCTTTGCGATGTGCAATCCATAGAACCCTTCCTTCCTTGTGCTGCTCCCATACCCGGCAAATGGAACCGCCAACATGAGTTTTGCCCATACCGGTGGGCAAAATAATCAAACTGGATTTGCTCGCCTCCCAAGAGTTGAATGCCGCAACGACTGCATTCTTCTGGTAGTCGCGGCATTTCAAAGCATCAAGCTCATCCATGTAATCTGCTGGTTCCACTGCGATCTCCTATCTCATTGTTTCTGGTGCTGCTTCATACGCTGATTTCACAACCCAACCGACTCCCTTGCAGCATTGGCATCCAGCCCCCTTTACCTGTCCAGTGCCTTTACAATAGGGGCAAGTTGCGTAGGGAATCGCAAACTGGATTTGCTGCTTGAAGTTCTTTAGGTCGTTTCGTGACTGGGTCTTATTCAGCTTGTGAGTCAGTTCGTCATGCTCTTCGCTGACGAGTTCGTTGTACGATGCTTGCAACTGAGACAACTTCGTTAGCACAGAGTTGAATAGGTGCCGCTTTTCAAACACGGGGACTAGATGAGCAGGAATCGGCTTTCCGGCAGAATCCTTAGATTCCTCAGGTGGCGAGTCCTCGATTGTGCCGTCTCCGTCTTCATTCGCATCGGCTTCGATAGCCGGTGTTTCTGGTCGTGGCTTTCGTGGCTTCGCTGGCTTTGGCGGCAACACTTCGACCGCTGCCCGCAAAGCTGCTGCCGCTGGCTTAGTCTCTAAGACTTCGCGGAGTTCTGCTGCCTTGGCTGTCTCGCCCAGTTCTTCCAGTTTGTCGATCGTATCGACGACCTTGGATGATGTTTCCGCAGCGTAATGGCTACCAAAACCAGCTTTTTCTGCTGCTTGTTGCCGAACATCGATTCGTGGACCGGGCGTCAGTTTAACACCGTTTTCCTGCGCTGATTTCAGCGCAGTCGATTTGTGCCTGCTGAATATTGTCTTGCATTCAGTGTAGTACCGCGTTTTCTGCTCAACTGTCATTTCCCGGCTGTCGTTGTAGACAGCCCAGTACCATTGCACTTCTTCTGGGTCTTCAACATGAATCACCTTACAGGAGATTAGCGGCTTTCCGAGCTTAATTGCTGCTGCCACTCTGCGATGACCGGACAGTAGGAGCTTCTTGTGCGTAATCACGCATGGAACAAGAGCGTCTTCGTCGATACATTTCCCGACACGCTGAATGAAATCGGGGTTCAGGTCTCGTTCCATGTCTCCGAATACAGCTTTATTCAGGCTGTAAGGTCGTAAACTGGACGGTGCAAGCTGCTCAAAATGTGAACGACTGCCCATTTGGGAGTCCTTTCCGCGAGAGTGTATATCCGTAAGTAAAAACAGTGATCAGGGCAGGAATCGAACCTGCATCTCCATAGCGGTATTAGTCGCCGGGTATGTTCCCGATTGCACCACCTGATCAAATTCCGTGAACCACTCGTCACGGTGTCGAGCACTATTGCCGATACTGATAGGCAGTTAGATTGGGGCTTCAACCTGCTGATGAATGCCCAACGCAACCTGCTGAGACTCGCACAGGGCCAGCAATGTTGAGCCGTCGTCCTGAGTCAGTTTTCCTTCCTGTACTCGGACAATCAGGGCGTCTGCAATCTTCTGAAGTACGTCAGTAGACTTGGCCGTCATGATTGCAGTGTGTGCTCTGCTGTAGGTGTCATCTTTAGCAGCAGGCGTGACATTCGTTGGCTGTGGCGGTTCAGGTTTGTATTCCGCCCCACTGTTCAGCCATGCCAAAAGTGCCTTGCCGGTTGCGTCCGTGATTGGTTCCGGATCTTTGCCGGTAAACAACCCCGTTCGATCCTTGCTTGCCAGTGCAGCATGTTCACCGTGCGTGATGTCAAGCACTACGGACAATTCATATTCGTAACCGTCACGCTGCTCGGACTTCATCCCCAACTTGAACACCTTTTTCCCTTCGCCCTGAACTGTTTCAGTCTTACTGCGAAGCGTCGTAATGATGTGCATACTGCTGGAGATGATCGTGTCCAGAAGTCTGCGGTGTCGTGGTGTCGTCTCGTTCCAAGCTGACCATGTGTTGCCCTTATACTTGGCCTGTGCCAGCTTCTCGTTGATTTCGAGACAGCCACCCGGCCCTGACCATTCGTGCGTGATGCTGTCGATGATCAGAACATCGTAGCCAGCTTCTTCAGCCGCCTTGATGCCTTCAATGAAACGCTCCGGCGTGTACGGTGCCTGAAGTTCCAGCACGTCGAAATCACAAAGATGCGTGTACAGACTCGCGGACCCGTTCTCTGAGTCCATCACCGCGATCTTCTTCCCAAGCTGCCTCGCAAGCAACAACGCCGAGAATGTTTTCCCGCTCCCACTCGGACCAGTCAGCCCAAGCCGCAGCTTCGCCTTCTTCCGTTCCGCTTTCTTGAATAGTCCGCTCATAGTCAGCCTCCATCAACATTAAAAGTAATAGGTCGTCAG